TCAGCCTTTAACGCTTTAATTTTAGCATCCGTTTGAGCTTTATTGAACTTGTTAACATTATCAAGACGCTCATCAAAATTGGCTTTCATGGTATCCATTTTAGAATGTGTTTTATCTAAAGCAGATTTAAGTTTGCCGTATTCAATGTATTCATGAGGGGATTTCCATCGATCAGGATCGCCGCCTTTGGCTACAAAATCCTCTTTGGAAGTATGGCCCATCTTTTGAGCTTCCAGTTCCAGACCAGATAATTGAACTTCCTCTTCGTTATCTTCAACCTCCTTTGCGGCGGCTTCTTTAGCTAATTTAGCTTGCTCAGCATCATCATCATTGAATGCTTCCTCTAAAGCTTGTTCATTCATTGTGTTTACTCCACGTTAGGTAAGATTTAAGTTTGTTAAGAATTCCATTGATTTTAAAACAGATAGTTCTTTCGTGCTTAGATGTAAGAATATTTAACTTCACGGAGAGACAGTCGTTTTCTGTTAATAAGTGACTAACTTCATCTTGAAGATTATTTTTCCCCTCTTCCGAAAGTGCTATAGTTTGCTCATATAGTTGAAACCGATCATCAGATTTCCACATACCACGATAAACGACATTAAGGTAATCATAGACAATCGCTCTGAGTTCTTTTGGTTCAAACTCATTATCAACATCTCGCTGGCAATAGTTTCTGACTCGACCCTCAAAATCTTCGTAATACAATGGACGTCTGCCATCCTTTGGGTCTGCGAGAGCATTAGTCATCATCTTTCTCCACGACAGCTAAAATGCTGTTATCAATTAAAATGCGGTAATTCTTAAATTCTTCGTTTAACTCGCCAAATCGAGGGATTTTTCCATCGTATCGGTTGAATTCGACTAAATCACCTTCCTTAACGCCCCAATCTTCCGGACCAGTGCAGTTATCAAACCCTTTGAAGGCTAACGGACCAAAAGAGAGCACTTTGCCAACATCACGTCCGCCATGCTCTCGATCCCGTTCTTCTTTGACCATAACGATGCTAGTGCCTTTGTGGGTTTCTTCGACCGGTTCGACTTCGACTAATACGAAATATCCAGCGGGTTTAATCTTCATTGCCAGACTCCATCTCTAACTGTATATCCTCGATGAATTCAGCAAACGCATTGACACCCTCACAGTAGCCTTCATCTCTGATGCATTGTGTAGCGGTTTGGTCTATGGTGTCGCGGATTTTAGATCGGGATCGGACTTCTTCCTCAGCTTCTTTAATGCTACTGAGGATTTCTTTGGTTATTGGACTGCGCTTCCAATCTTGAAAGTCTGTTTTGTTCATTTAGTGCCTCATTCTCTAATGATTTACGGTCGATGTCCAATGCGGACGTGTATTGGTTTGATAGGTTTTTGGTGTCTTCTGTTTCGGCCTCCTCTAAGGTCTTGATGGTTTGTGCTTCTTTTAATTTAGTATCAGCAGCGTTTTTATCTAATTCGCTGGCTGTCTTCGCATCTTCTCTGGCTTGTTCGCGCTCGATAGCCTCTTCTTGTGCGGCTTGTATTAATTGCCCTCTCTGCTGCTCTTGAGTAATTAATTCAGCTAATTCAGGGTTACTCACTAATAATTCCTGAAGTTGTTGTGCGGCGTCTTGCTCTGGGAATATCTCGTCAATGTTACTCGAGCCTATCATTCTCAAGAAGTTCTCTACGACAGGTCGAGGATTGCCGCCTGCTGCAGCTATCTCATTGATCCGGCTCATCTCAACTTCCGCTAATTGGATCCGTTGCAGTTTACTGGATATCTCTGGATTGGCCACTGGGGAAATATCCATATCCGCCAAATTAAAATCTCGCTCAAAGTCAGCTTCTTCATCATCAACAATGGTTTGGTATTCAGTAGGATCTAAAAACTTAGAGTTGAGAACAAACAGTTTTTTAAACTCTTGACTCATTGAGCGATAAATTCTTAAGATGATCGCACCGGTAAACTGTTGCTGCTCTTGAACTAAAGCTAAAGTGGTAGTAGCGGGTGCATTGGCTCCGAGAGAGGTTGACAAGTCAGCCGAGGCGCTTAACTCTTGAGAGCTGGCCACCATCATTGTCATTAAATTAAATAACGTGGGTGAAGGTTCACCAATTGGGACGTTTCTAATCCCTTGCTGTAAGTCTTGAGCGCTTAAATTGGTTTGTTTGAACTGGCCGAGTTTAAAGGCAGTGTCGCCCATTCGCTTCCTAAATCCTTTGGCCAGCCAACCGGTGCTAGGCGCTCTGTTGGATAAAGTGCCCGCATCGACCAGCTGATTCGTAGTAGAGTTAATGCTTTTGGTGAGCGCACCTAAGAGGTGATAAAACCCCACATCTAGGAACTCGCCTTGAGGGTCACGGATGAAGCCGTATTTAGTAATGTTTTCGGTCGGTTTAATACGAACCACTTCTCTATCGGGATTAACTTTGCCGAATACATCAGAGAGTATGGCCGCTCTTTGATTCTTTTCATCTTTGACTAATACGTCGATAGGCTCAAAACGAGGAATAATTCGCATCACTTTAGAAGTGTTTCGATGCACGACGACCGTATAAGGTTCTTGGTACCCGTCGCCGTCTAAGTCATAAAATCCCTGTTGCTCGATAAATTGAGAGAAATTATCATCTTCGGTTTGATCGGGAACATTGGTATCACCTTCGCTCTCACTCGAGAGATCAACATCTCGCCAAATGCCTTGTTCTTGTCGTTCGGTGATTTCATTGTCTGATAGGTCGATAATCTCAGAGAATCGTCTCAATCGTTTAATTGAAGTCACGCCCTGGTTGACCGCAAAGTTAGGAAATTCAATTAAAACTGAATCATTACGGCCTAATCTCACATCAAAGAAGGTCTTTTTAAACACGACACCAGAATAAGGGATATCATATAAGAGTTTCTCATGCTCTTCTCGCCATTCGTCCATTTGGATATTGACTTGATAATTCGAATAGATGGCTACTCTATCAGCACGCTCGCCTTTCTCACCGGCTTTGTCACGACCAATCACTTCGGTCTTAACGATATCTCGTTGTCTGAGTATTTCGGTGGATGCTCTGTCTGAGAACTTGAGAGCTGCATTCATTAATGAAGGTGATTTAAAATTACTGGCACCATCCCAAGGTGTGGATTTACTTTCTTTCTCTTGCTTAACGAGGTCTCGGCCTTCTTCCACGTTATCGCGCCATTCGTCCATTGACCCCCAGTCAACGTCATAACCTTCCACCACTGAGGTTCCGACCTTTCTTAAGGTATCATCATCAATTAGATCTGTGATGTTGGGAAGGGGTATAAAGACACCTTTACTAACGACTTCGAAAAAGCTCTGTAATAGCTCAACACCCTTTAAAAAGCCTTCTTCAGGTTCTTTCTTCTCTTGGACTAATCCTATTACTTCAGCCATTAATATCCTCCAGCACCGACTTCGCTATATTCTTCGTATTCGTCAAATTCATCGCCCAATTCTACCACATAGCCACCGACAAAACCTAAAGCGAGATATTGCTCAGCATCCGAAGTATGAGAATACATATCCTTTTCAGGCGTGTCTTTGTATCTTTCTTCGCCAGAGACTTGCATTTGCCTATAATGATAACCGCCTAACTTGCCTTTTCTCAGCATTCGACAGCGTTTAGACAGTTGATAACCAGGCAGTCCACCATCGACTAACCGGATCATAAACGATTCAACGGCATCAATCCGCTTGGTTGGGTCGTTGGTTGGTGCTGGTTCAGTAGTGAATCCCATCTTTAACGGCTCTACTATATCGCCAAATTGGTTTGTATATTCTCCATCGCGCTCAACAAGGTCATCGTCGTTTAAAATCTTAATGGATGATTTCCCTTCACCCTCACCTCGATTATTACCTGATGGATCACCAAAAGAGAAAGCTATCTTAATTCCATAAAAGTTTCGTTGTATAAACGGCTTAACCACATCACGAGCAAACTGCCTAACATTCATATCTTCGGCTTGAAGCTCTGCAATGATTCGCATTTGGCCCATATTAGTAAGCTGTCCGAAAATTACCGCAGGCGTCAAGCCAAAGTCCCAACCTATACCAATAGGAAGGCTAGTGATTGTTTTAATATTACCCGGGCAATGTATGCCATCGTTATATTGTGGATAGACGGGTTTACCTGACTTAATCGTGCCGTAGTTGCCCATCACCATGACATTAATGTGATCTTCGGTGTTTCCAGCCAACATATCTAAGTAATAATCATACCCGCCAGGTAAGTGGGTAATATTCTCCGCTAATGGGTTAGGTGTGTATTCATCACCCTTTTTAATCAATGGGGCGACACCATTAAAGAAATCAAATATTTGTGCGACTTTGACCTTAGCTTGATCGGTTTGGTTGGTTCTTAATGTACCCTCTTCGGCCAGTTGGTACCACCAGTGCAAATCATCCATGCCGTTAGTGTCCATAATGAGACATTTTCGAGTACAAGGCTGATAATTGCCATAGTTATCTCTTGGCGCTGTGTATTTCTTCTCTGGATTATCTTCATACCCATCAATGGCGGCTGGATAGCGGCCTATTCTTTCACGTACCGCCTTAACGACCGCATAAGGTATTTCTCTAGCCTCGTTAATGAAACCGCCTGTAATCTCCAATGAGAGCACTTTCTTAACATCATCGGGTTTGTCCATGGCTAAGAATAAGAACTCTGCTTCAATGCTTGTTTCATCGCCTAAGTTATATTTAAGGGTTCCGGAGATCATTGGATGAAATACTAAAGGGCAGACTTCATCCGGTATCCATTGTTGAAAGGTTTTAACGGTGGTGGTTCTTAATTCGAGTGATGTGTTTCTAACGATTATCCAGCGACTCTTTCTGATGCCATGGTCATTAGGTGATTGAAGGACTGCGAGTCTATGGAGTTCATTCACACAACAAACTGACTTTCCGTTACCTACCGGGCCTTTAAATCCACGGACTATTTTAGGTGATTGGTGGAATTTTGCAGCCGTCTTACTCGCTGTATAGTTGATTTGTCTCACTTAGCACCAAAGTTCATATTGAAATTAACATGGACATTAGCGTTTAGGTCAATGTTTTGCTTATCTGTCTGGTCTAAGTATTGTTTACCAAGCCAAACCATCATGGTTGTATTGCCCTTTAAGGCTTGTTCGTGTTGGACTCGGCGCAATGATCTCTTGCCATCCGATGACATCTTTTTATAGTATGCCGAAAAACCATCGTGTCCGTCTCGCTTCAATGCGGCTGTTAATGTGTCTCTGTCAATATCTAATATGCTGGCAATCTCTTCTGCAGTGCACATAATTTTGCACAAGTCATCTAAAGTCTTGTAGTCTATTTGGTACTTAGGTCTTCCGCCAAGATTTTTAGATTTCTTTACCATGATTCTTGCTCTCTTTGGATTTCATTGAATCCCACACATTTGAACGGCTTGCTTCTTGTAGAAACCATTTATCTGAAAAGGGGATAGACTTTACAGTTTTAGGCTGCTTATTCCAAAACTTATTGTTACGATAATTCTCGTTAGCTTGCTGGTTATAGGTTCTTGGGCCTGATTTGTCGCCGTTAGCCATTATCACTCTCGAATAGCTTGGTGTATTCAGGTAATGAATTTAGAGCTTTTAAATATTTTTCCTCTTCTTTTTTCATCAATTCATACATCAACTTAGGCACCTCTACCATAACTCTCCCACCAAAAGATGCAGCATAAAATGTTTTGTCTGAACCTTTTTTTGCTAAATCAATACCGTTAGTCATCGTAGTCACCGTTGTGACGCCTTAGAATCGATTCCTGAAGGTTTAAACAGCCGATAGCCGCCGTGCTAGGTTTCATGTTGGACCATCCTGTACTTACCTCACCGCCTTTCCACGTACAAACAACTAAACAGCCTTCCAATTCATCATCGTCTGCTAGCCTTCTTAACATAACTTTATGGTTTATTTCGTCTTTAAAGTTTACGTGCTCTACTTTGTTACCCATGTGAATCACTCCTTTTATCGAATAGCTCACTTTCTTGCATGTCGACATTATCAAGATTAAGGCTTTTATAGGTGTTGTCTGGGTGTCCGCTTCTAGGCCATTGAGGGTCTATCGTGTCACCCCGTTCAAGCTGTTTAATAGATTCCTCTAATCTTTCTTTATTAGCCTTTGATGAGTTTAGGTAGGTGGTTTCTGATTGGGGGATGTTCGCCATTTTAAGCCGTTTAAACTGCTCTTTCCATAGTAGAGTGTAGTCATTCCTTTCTTCCTTAATCAATCCAAAGTGTCTAGCGATTGCTATAGCGTCATCTTTGTTGATATTTACAGGCTCCCAATATTGCCTACAATAACACAGGTCTAAACTGGGTGGGCTGTCGTCAGGAAAAGTATCGCACAACGAAGTATTTTCATCACTCCACTTATGTTTAGTTATATCAAACATTATATCACCTGCCCTTCTGGTCGGGGGTATACAGCATTCTTAATCCATAACACTACAGAGTTTCTGTCTAGCAAGTGTACCGTGTATTCACCGTCATCTAAATAAATAGCGGGGAATTTACCATATACATCTGTTTTTACGGGGTTTTCGTGATACAGGGTTTTTTCTTCATTTGCAAGGACGGGCGCTTTATTGAAAGTTTCTTTTCGATAGAAGCACAACTGATGTCCTACAGTATCAAGATCGAGTTTTTCTGGTGATTTTAAGCTTTCAAAATAAAGATATGTTAAGTAGTCTTTTAGGTTTAACACAATATTAATCCTCTAATTATTATTGAGTCGGTCTATTTTACGCTAATTTCCTTAATTTGTCCAAAAAGGTCCCCGCCGAAACGGGGCAAGTTTGGGATATTACGAATTCTGTTGTACTTGAAAGTCAATGGTAGT